AGGTCGATATCAGAAGCTAAAATTAAATCTTCTAATGACTTAATTCTTTTTGATTTATCAGTTGTAAGAGTAGCTGAAGATTTCTTTTCTTCAAATGTTATGTTTCGAGTATCAGATTTTGTTGCGTCATACAACAACCTTTTTTGAGTATCAATAGGTAATCTTCTGAATAATTTTACATATTCAATTAAATCTTTTTTCCAACGAGGTCTGTAAGTATTATCGCTTACATCCATTGTTGCAAGAATTTGATTTTTCAAAAACACTAAAGCATAAAGGCAAAATTCCTAATCCAAATAGGATTAAAGCATTTGTATCTATTCCGTATTTCTCAACATGCAGGGAAGCACTCACAACTATTACTCCACTAATTGTCCTTTTGCTACTCCACTTTCCTTTACTATCAGTAAATAAATCTTTTACTGCTTTTAGTAATTCAGTTACGGGTTTTACTCCACCCGAAACTAAAGCCTGTCCAATCCACTTCTTAAACATTATTTTTTCTTTTTATAGTTAGGAACAAACGCGTCTATTACTGTGTCTAGCCACCCAAAGATTTTATTATCTTTATCTGATGGTGTTAAGTTTGTTACTACTTTTGCGAAAGCCATTAAACCAACTAATAACTCTAACCAATTGTTTTGTACAAATTCCATAATTATCTATTTTTAATTGTTAATTGAATACTATTACTTTTTGTAGCTTCTAGAACATTCATTAATTGCTCATGTGCTATTCTGCTATTTGCTATACTGTCATTATTTACTCTATATTCTCCTGTCAAAATACAACCCTTACTATCTTTATGTGTATTGCCAATATGAAAAAGTATCCACGATCTACCAACAACTTCATCAACTAGAATATGGTCATATTTGTAGCTACCACTTTCTATTGCTCGTCTAATCCTGCAATCATATACACCTCTTGGAATGCAAGAAATTGATTTCATATTTTCTCGCCACGGCAATTCAAGAGTATGTGACATAAATTCTCCATTTATGTAAAGCTTCCCAAGTATTTCTGCTTCATTAAAAGTATCTCTAATCAATAATAAATTAGTATTCATTATTCTTGTTTAATTTAATAAATTTATAAATAGTAAAAATTATTGCTAGTGATAGAGAAATGAAAGTTAAAAGCTCATTCACTTCGGCAAAGCCTATTGTTAATGCACCGCCATTTGCTATGCCTACTTGGATTGTATCTTTTACTTCTGTCATTTTCATTTTATTATTATGTAATTCTTATATCTATTGATTGAATTAGTTGTCCATTAACATTTTCGTTAGGATTTAAACTAATTACTGAATACAAAATTTCATGTTGTGCTAGTGTACCTCCAATTGCTGTAGTGCTGAATTGTAAACTATCTGTACCTGCAGGATAACTAACATTTATTTGAGCACATTCATTTAAAGTGACATTACCCGTACTGTTTGGAATTACTCCTCTGTATAAATGTATCGTACAATTTCCACTTCCAACAATAGTACCTTCAACAGAAGCAATTTCTTCTCCACCTACTGCTTGAAATATAGCACCCTGCATTGCCGTTATTTTACTTATAACCATTGCAGGTTGTGGTGTTGGAATAACTGTAGAGTACCATTTACCATCAAATCTTGTGTCGGGTGTTGCTCCAAAAATATAACCTATTGGACTTCTACCATCTGTTGCTCTATGATTAATACCACCATTAATTGTTACGCATTTTGTATTTGCACTCGGTGTTGGTGTTGAAACAACAAAGTTTAATTTGTTTCCTGCGTCATCATAAGTTACTGCTATTCCCGTTTCAGTATTTCCCGAAACCATTCCACCTACTATGTCTGCTATTGTTTCGTTTAAATCTTCAACTATAAAACCACCATGTGAATAGTCATACATTAAAATACCATCATTTGAAGCTAGAGTTGTTGTTGTCGTAATTGTAAAACCTGTGTCCACATCTACAATAGGTGTTGGCACTCCCTTTTGAGTAATTGAAATTCTATTAGTAGCTACCGAAATTCCTGTGTAAACATGATTTTTCTTCGAAGCATACAAAGAGGTTTCTAATGCTATCAATGATGTGTGTACGGCAGTCGCAACTGCATTAGCATTATCATTACTTGAAATTACGATAGGTTGCATATTATCATAACCCGATGGCAAAGTAAAACTACCGCTTCCATCTACATCAAAATACATTGCAGTCTTTATTGCACCATGTTCTGAATATATACAAAAGTATTTATTTTGTAAACTAGCACTCGTATCAGCAATAGTGTCAATTGTAGTTTCTAGTAAATTATGTGGCTGAATATATCCAATAGTATTACCATCAATTTTTAATGGTATACTCTGACTATTTCCCCTTTCATAATCTCTTGGAAAGTGTACTTGCTTACCTGTTTGTTTTGAATGTAGATTGCTCATTGTGTTTTAATAAAATATTATTCCATGATTTTTATTTGCACTTCCACTATCTGTTTTGCCATCTTCATTTGGTGCGTTTTTTCGAAATGTTGGATAAGCAGAAATTTGTGCGTCACCATGCAGGAAGTCAATCATATCATTTAAATATACTGTAGCTTTTCGGTAAGTATCTTGCTTTATTAAATCATATTGCTTCTGACTTACTGCGGTACTGAAATCATCTATATTAGTCGTTATACCTGAATTAGAGGTATTGTATTGTAAGTCATTCATGATTTCAAACTTCACAAACCATGATAAAGTTCTTATTAGATAGTCATTCATTAAAGTTTGATTTGCAACACTCAATGTACCCGCGTCATTCTCGGTAACTAATTCCTCGTAATACAATCTACTCAATGGCTTTTCAAGATGATTTATTTCTGCTAACTTAATCATATTCATACTAATAAGAGTAGTGTCAAAATTCAAATTAGTTATGCTATTTGACATCACCTGTAGAGGTGTAACCAAAGTTTGTAAATTATTTACATTGTTATAGACAGCCATATTATGAAGTAATAGATATCATTTCTATTTCAACACTTTCTGTAAGTCCCATACCAAATACTGCCGTTAAATCTTCAAGAGTACCAGGTGTTGTAGCATGTCCATTTGGTGCACTCTGATTATTCATCAAAATGAAACTTTCATGAGGTCCAATTTTTTGTATCCAATTGTTTGCTGAAGCATATTGCAGTTGGATAACTAAATTATTTGTGTCATCTACATTTGTAATTCGAAGATACTTCATTTCATCTCCAATTATTGTTCCAAGCCTATCTGTACTTCCTAAAGCTAAAATTTGTGCATACTCACCTCTTGGCAATTCCATTATTCTTTGATAAACCTTACCCTGTGTTTGAGTAGTGTGGATAATTGTATTTCCATGAGTTTGTCCATTTAAAGAAATGCTTTCTTGTATTGTACTTGTTAAAGTAGCAGGTATAATTGTTGTTGCCATAATTTAATATTTTTTCTTTTTACTATAATTATCTATTTGTTCTAATTTTCTTATTGCCCATTCTACTCCCGAAGTTCCACCCCATGCGTCCCACATTAAACCTCCACAACCCTCGTCATAAGGTACATCTTTGTGTTGTTGGTGTCTTTTGAATGAAGCCATTCGAGCAATAGTTTTACGGGATAATGGCTCACGATTTGCTAGTTGATTTGCTCTTGTCCAACCTACTTGTGTGCCACATTTACTTCCGTTTTTCTCCTTATAAGCTAATGCCTTTCTTGCGTTATTTGAAGCTGATTTCGGATAATCCGAATAAGTTTCCATTGCAAAATTTATCTTGTCTGCTATGTCTTTATTAATACTCATTTTGATCTTCAGTTTTTACACTTTTTTCGTCATCAACTTCTTTCTTGTTGCTTAATTTATCGTATCCTTCAATCGCTTCATATCCTAAACAAGCTCTTAATTCGTTTATTTCAAGAACATCTGATATAGTAATGTCACTCATGAAACTAATCGGTGGCTCATGTTTTACCATAAACTCGCTTGTATCTAATCCATTATCCTGCCAAACCTTTTTAATAGGTTTTAATAATTGATAGCAAGTTCCTTTGACAATTGTATTCATTACCATTTCGTATGCTATTCTAATTTCGCTACCTGTGTTACTCATCTTACCCGAAGATACAATTCCCGATAAAGCAGGTTGCCACCTATGGCTTGAAATTATATTTTGGTGTGTTGTTGTCTGCAAATCTAAAAAACTACCCTCTGTATTATCTTGAATAGTTGTTACACTAGCAGGAGAACTGTCACCATTTTTTACTAAAAATAATATCTTACCATTATTTCCCTCACCCGTAAATTTGCTTTTAGCTTCTTCTACTAAATTCTCTGCTTCTTCATCTGACATGTCACCATTGATTTCGACAATACTGCTTGGCTGAAAATGATTTTTAAATTTAGTATTATTCCATCTTCCAATTTCATAATCTACACTTATACTTTCTAATGCTGCCACATAGTCGGGTAATCCATAATGATTAAATTCTGGCTCGTAATCTTTAATATGTATTATACTCCTTTTGTTTCCACCATCATTTACAAATGCAGGATAAAAAGGTACTACTTGTGCTTTATTTTTTTGAGAATTATACTTACTCCAATTCGGGTGTATAATTACATTCTCTTTATCTTTTGAAACTCTAACTTTTGTTGCGTCTACATGAAACATATTAAAGCCACCATTAAATGTAACTACTTCAATATAAGCATTTCCAAAAGTGTAATAGTCATCTATGACTTTCTTAAACACTTCCATAAAGCTTTCATCATTAGAATTCATATCTTCTAACTTTGCTTTAAGTTTCTCGTTTTCACAAATGAAACCTGTACCTAAAGTAAATACTGTCTTTTGCGAAAGTATTGCTCTGTGAGTAGCTGACTTTCTTTTTAATTCTGCTAAATGTTGTGGGAAGTCGTTTTTAACTTTATCTCCAAATGGGATATAGTCATAAGATAGAAGATCTAAATCTTTTTCCTCTTGAACATCTTTAGGATTAGTAAGATTAAATACTCCAAATTTTAAAACACTTTTTGGATTACTTTTCTTTGACATCTGTTTTCGGTGTAGAAGTTTCAATATCAACTAAATCACTACCTGCTTCGTACATTGCTCTCATAATATCCGAAGTTACAGTTGCTACTTTAAATCTTGTTCCGTTAAATTGGATAGTAGCATTTTCATCAAGCTTAACTGTCCAAATATATTTTCTGTTCTTTTTTGCCATGTTCTCTAATTTTTTTGCTAATGTAACAATTTTATTTTTATTTCCTCTACAATTACAATCTTTCATTTTTTCTTTTATAAACTAAAAGGGTGGGTAAGCCATTCACCTACTCCACCCCTTTAGAATAAAACACTATGAAGAAACTAACTTTTAAGTTATTGAATATTCATTTATGTTAGCAGTCGCAACTGCTATTCCTGCACCCGATGGTACATATTCTCTTGGATATTCTGCCATGAAACCTGTAAGTTTAACTACTGTTTCATTTGCGTCTTGCAATGCACTACCTGTGTTTTGCTCTCCACTTGCGAACTCTAGAAATGCTTCTGGTGAAAATATCTCATCATATCCTAAAACGAATTGGTAAGTATTTGTTCCATCATCTGCAAAAGTTTCAACTACTGCAAATAAACCACAAGTATTAGATAATTCTTCTAATCTAGCTTGTACTAGCTTTGTGATTTTTGGAACTGTAAAACCTAATTCAGTTTCAACTATTGTAGACCCGTTCTCTCTTGTTGCGTTTGCAGTAAAGTAAGCAGTTTCTCTATCAAATTCAAATTTATAGATAAACTTACCTGCTCCTAATGCAAAAGATGTATACTCGTGAGTACCTGCCGTAGCAACTGTTGTAGCTACATCATCTACTTGTCCAAGATAGATTGCTTTCAAACCACCTCTTCTATTTCTGTCCGTACAAGTTATTATATGTCCTGCTGTTAATACACTCATTTTTTATTTATTTTTTAGAGGTTAATACTATGCGTTACTATCTGCCGTTACTGTTAATTCGTCATTCTTGTAGTTTACTCCCATAACATACTCAAATCTGAAACGATTATATTTCAAATCTTTGTTATACCACAAGTCTGCACCACCAACACTATCGTAATCAGTTGCAACAACAATGTTATTCTTAACAGTTAAAACTGCAAGATGTCCATCTAATTTATTAGCAGGTGTATTTAAACTTGGAGCAGTTAAAGGAACTGCTATATTACTATCATTAGCAATAACTGTATCCCATAATCCCATTTCTACAATCGGAATGCCTTGGTAAGAAAGTTGTTTAGTACCATCAGTCATTGATATGTAAGCTAACTCTTGTCCACCCGCTGCCAATGTTTGTCTGTAATTGTCTGCTAAAGAACGAGTAACGAAAAATACTAAATCATCTCTCATCTCCATACCCTCGCTTGGCATTGCGTCAATCATTGTTTGAAATTCTGCTTTTGCAACATTTGCTCCAAGAGCACCCGAAGCGATTGCCAATCTTTGTGAAGCAGGAAGTCCTGCTAATTGCTTTAAGATACCATCATAAGAATTATAATCAACATAAGGTGCAGTAGCATTAGCACTATCGTTAAACCATAATTGTCTTTGTAAATCTCTGTCTACTCCTCTTAACATTACATTAGCTACAATTTCTTGAAGAATTGTTCCTGTAATATCATCTTTGTTTAATCCTAAACGAAGTAATTCGCCTTTGATTGTGTTGAAGAAAGCTCCACCTGCTTGCTCTACTTCTGCTTCCATACGAGCAACCGAAATTGTTCTTTGTGTGTAAGATACACCTGTTGCACCTGCAAAACCCGAAGCTTCTGCTTTAGTGATTTTGTCTAATGTAGAAAACTTGTCTAGTTTTTGAGAAGATTTTACTCCTGTCATTACTTCAAAGTAATCCATTGCTTTGTTACCTACAAATAAAGGTTGCAAGAAGTATGCTAATGCGTCCTCTTTTGAGTAAGTTAAAGCCGTTGTAATTAAATTTGCCATTTCTTTTTTACTTTTTGTTAATTATTAATTATTATTTCTTTTTATTAAATCTGAATACACTATCACTTCCTAGTAAATCGGCAGCTTGCTCGAAGCTTGATTTTTCTTTCGGTAAATCTGTACTCTCAACAACAGGGTCTGAAGTATCTTCAGCAGTTGTCGGTGTAGCATTTGACTTATTGATTTCAGTCTGTAAAGAATTTTTTTCAGCTTCTAATGTTTCAATGTTTTCTTCCATTGTAATCATTAGTCCCGTAGCAGTTTCTAATTCTGCATTTACTGTACTCCACTTTTCTTCTTGTTCGTGAATTTTTTCTGTAAGATCAACAATCTGATTTTTAATAGCAGTATCATTTAATGCACTAACTTCTTCAGAATTATTATCTTCGGGATTGTTAGTAACAAAATTAGATACAGTTTCTTTTAATTCAGATAGCATGTTAAATAATTTGTCCATTTCTTTATTTTGATTATTACTAATTTCTAATTCTTCTTCTTTTGAATACTTTTCCTCAACCCAATTAGGTGCGTTAAAGTTGGATATATCAAAATGTGCTGCCAACTTAATTGTGTCGCCAACTTTATCAATCATTCCAATTTCCAAAGCTTCTTCAGCAGTTAGCCAAGTTTCTTTGTCCATCATTACGGCAATTTCTTCCGCTTGCATACCTGTTTTGTCGGTGTATACATTTAGCATTTGCTCTTTAATTTTATTAAGCAATTCTACTTTATTTTGCAAGTCGGCACTATCACCCTGTACTCCCACTTGTGGGTTATGTATCATTATTAAAGAATTAGCAGAAGCAGTAATCTCATCACCTGCCAACATAATAATTGAAGCCATTGAAGCACTTAATCCCTCAATAGTTACATTTACTTTTCCGTTATGTTTTTTTAATGCGTTGTAAATAGCTATTCCCTCAAAAACATCTCCACCTACTGAATTTATTCTTAAATCTACATCAACACCATCTTCTAATTGTTCGATAATTGATTTAGCAGAAACTCCCATTCCACCTATCATATCGTAAATAAAAACTTCTTTCATATTATAATTTTTTGTTTTGTAGTGTTTTAATTGTTGCAAAAATACAAAGTAACATTTTTCTTTACTCGAAGTTTTTACCGAAAAAGAATGTTATCCTTTTGAAATTGCTTCTGATACTCATATACTATTGTCTGTATTTGCCTTTCGCTTAATTCATATTCTATACTCAAATCCATAAAAGTATGTGTAACATGTCCCTCATTTTTTCTTAATATAGTGTAGAAGTCGCAAATGATTAAATAATTTCTTAATCTAATTGGTGGGATAAGTCCCTGTGTCGATAAATGAGTAAGTATATCCATAGTACTAGGATTATCTCCGTACTTTAAAAATAGGTTTTCACTTAATACGGAAGCAAACCTTTTTATATCTTCTATATGATTTTTCTTTGCCAAATCTCAAATAATATATAACTCCAAAACTTAATAATTGTATTCTGACAATCTTCACAATTAATATCGTCTTGTGAAAATTTTTCCAATGATACAAAATAATTGTTATAATTGTCAAATAATTCCCACATTAATTTTGAATGATTTTGATCGTGCTCTGCAAAGTAATTACTATTACTCATAAACACCTCATAGATTTTTTGTCTTTCTTTCTTTGGAATAGCATTAGCTACTCTCACCATTTCTTCTTCGGACATTTTGATATTTTTAATTTAGTTTTTTTTGGTATCGAACATTTGCAAATCGAACATGCGTCTTCCTCAAATACGATTAGCCACCTATCAGTTTTAAATTCACATTTATTGCAAATGCTTTGTCTTTCCTTTTGTATTTCTGATTTAACAAATAAATTCCACATATTAAAATTCTGCTCTACTTTCTAATATACTTACTGTTTCCTGCGTAGTTGTAACATCACTTTCCAATAGTGTTACTCTTTGGCTACCTAAAGCCATTGCTATCCTACCAACATCTTGCTCTGTTATAATGCTTCTATTAGATGTTTCTACTAATTGATTTTGTATTGCAACTGTACCACCATCAGCAAATTTAGTACCACCACCTGCTTCATTCATAGCAGAAAGTTGTCCTCTAAACATTGCAGTACTTCTTCTATTTATAACTGCTTCTCCACCCTCTAATTCTGCAACTTGTCCACCGACTGCAAACTTTACACCACCCTGTGCATGTCTAGGTCCTTTAACCATTCCACCTTTAGCAAACTTTTCGGGTACTATTCCACCATGTTCTGCTCTAAATTGTGTTGCATTAATAGCTTGAATTTGTTTATTTGTATTTCCTATTTGAACACCAATCATTCCTAATTTAATAATTGCGTCTACAACAGGATTACCTGTAATCTTTCCACTCCATATTCTCATTATTGCTAATGCACCCGATATTTTGGCTTCTGATTTATCTAGTTGCTTTTGCTTATTAAATTGTGTTTCTCTTAATTTATTTGCCTGTGTGTCATATCCTGCATTTAATTCTAATAATTTTGCGTCTTGATCTTCCTGCGACAAAACCTTAAAGCTAGAACTTTCTTCTAGGTTTTTAATTGCTTCTTCTCTTTCTTGATTTATCCCGTATATTTTATTTTCAGTATTTACTCTGTCTAATTCTGCCTGTCCTTGTCCCATTTGTTGAATGGTGCTTAATCCTGCCGACAAACCTGCTAATGCCATTTGTACATCTTCTCCATAAAATGCTTTAGCAAAATTACTCATTCCATCTTCAGCTTGAAGTGTTTGTTGTAATCCCTCAACCTCACCTTTTAGTGCTTGAAGATTTGCTATTTGAATTTTACTTAAAAAGCCTTCCTCAACTCCCTGCTTAATAATTTGGTCAATCTGCATTTGTTTCAGCTTTAATTGTGACTGAAGAACTTCATCTTCATATCCTGCAACCTTACTTAAAACATCAATAGTAGTTTGTTCTGCAATTATTCTGTCTGCTATACTATCTACTTTCTTCTTGTCACCATCAACTGATTTAGCAGTAGCTTTTCTTTGCTTTTCCTGTAATGCAGTTAATTCTTTTGTAGCCAATTTATACTCCTCGCTATTGATAACAAGTAAATCTCTGTTCTTTTTTACTTGACTTATTTTCTCTGAAAGTTTGGCTAGAGTATCATCTTCTAATGCTAATGCTTTTTCTAATGATAATAATTTCTTTTCTGTATCGTCTAGACTTGTAGTATAATCATCTTGTCCCTTTTTATTCTTTTTTAAATCATCACCAATAATGGTATTTAATTTATTATATCTTCTGATTTTACCCGTTACCTCGTCATAAGTAATCCCGAATTTTTCCAACTCAAGAGCATTCATTTTCTCTTTTAATTCTTGTTGTGCTTTAGCTAACCTTAAGGCTTCCATCTTACCCTCAAAAGTTGATTGATTTACTTTTTTATATGCACTCCCATAATTCTTTAATGCTATTAAATTCTGCTTAAAAGTTTCGTCCTTATCACGATATACTTGTATTGAAGCTTTCTGGACATTTAATTCTTCTAGTGTTCCCTGTGTAGCACTTTGTAGTTGAGCTTTTTGTGTCTGATTTAATTTTTCGTATATCTGAATTCTTTCTTCAATATCAGTAACATTGCCTTGTAATTCTTTTCCTCGTCTTAATTCCTCATTCAAACTTGCTTGTTCTCGTTTTGCTTTATTTGCATTACTTGCAAACAATCCTAAAGCAGTTACTAATGTTGTTAAAACCGAAGCAGCGAAAACATAAGGATTAGCTTTTACCGCTTTATTCAAAGCACTCTGTTGAATTTTTGCAATTCCTAATGCAACAGAAAAACCTTTTGTAGCTATTGCGTTGGCTAACATCAATCCTTTATAGATTACAAAACCTGCTATACTTGATTTGACAACTACTGCTATTTTATCTAAATTTTTAAGCAGGAATGAGAAGCCATCAATAATACTTATAACGGCAGGTTTAAGTTTTTCTCCTACCTCAATTCTAATTGCTCTAAACTCTGCTTTGCTACTAGCTAGTTGTTGCTCAAGTGTTGCTTGTTGCATTTCTACCGCATTAGCCAAAGAAGAATTATCTCCATAGTCACTTGTTACTTCTTTTAATATTTCACTATATTCTTCTAGTTGTGCAGTCCCTAAAGCACCAACACCTGTCAATGCTCTAACATTTGGAATAAGTTGTGCTAGGATATCGGGTTGTTCTTCTGCTACTGTAGATATTTTTGTAAGTATATTAAAGAAACCCTCTTGTTGTATTCCTGTTGCACCATACGCAATTCCTAATTTGTCAAATGTGTCGGCTGCGTCTTTACCGGGTTTAATCAAAGCAGTAATAGTAGACCTCAAAGCAGTACTTGCTTTATCAGTCGATATACCCTGTTTAGTTAATTCTGCAAAACCACTTAATAATTCTTGGTACGATATTCCTGCTTGCCTAGCGATTGGAGCAACACTACCTATTGTTTCTGATAATTCAGCTACCGTTGTTTTACCAAATTTCTGTGCACTAAAGAAAGCACTCGCTACTTGTTCTGCTTCGTCTGTTTCTAATCCATAAGCATTTATAACTGATGTAATACCATCTACTGCCGTACTTAATTCTGTAACACCACCAACTGCTAATTGAGAAGCAGTCCTCAAGAAGTCAATACTTTCAGAAGCAGGAACACCTGCCGATACTGCGTCAAATAAAGATTTGTTTAGATCGTCAATCTCAAAACCAAATTCTTTCATTACATCAATAGCACCCGTTTTCATGCTTTCACCAAACTTGTTGATGTCATCACTAGACATAAGTGTTAGAACATTTGTAAATGTTTTTTCAAACCTACCAAAATCTTCAGTAGCACCCGAAACTAATCTGCTTAAAGCAGTAAAACCTGCCATTGCACCTGCTAATGCTACACCAACTCCTAGAAGCTTTTCTTTTGCACTTCCTAATGCACTCCCATAATTACCTACATTTCTTTGATTGTTTCCTAGTCCTGCGTCAAATTCTTTAAGCTTTTGATTGTTAGCAGTATATTCTGCTTTCATCTTTTTCATTTCAGCAGTATTTGACCCGATACCACCTTTAGTAGCTTTCATTTTAGAAAGCAACTGCTTATTCCTTTGTACTAATCCATTATAACTTCCATCTAATTTTTTAACAGATTTAGTGTTGGCTATTATAGATTTTTGTTCTTGATTTCTTTGTTGCTTTAAATCTTTAATTGCAACTCTTGTTGTAGCTATATTCTTGGCATGGATTTTCTGCATTCCTGCATTCTTCTTCCCTGCTTTAGTCATATTTTTAAGCTTGACTTCTGCTTTTGTTATCTCCTGCTCAAGCCTTACTAACTCGTCTGTTCCAACGATTTTAATATCTACTATCTTTGTTATATTTGAAGCCATTATCCTTTTATTATTTTAGAAACACTTTTGTCATCTTCAGAAGCATTGCTTTCTGTATACAAGTCAATATAATCCCCATTGTTATCAGTTGTAACCATATTACTCCCACCGCCAATGTCACCGAACTCGATTGCACCATCATGTGTTATTGTTAGTATATTTTTTCTGTCTGCTTCTGAAGTACCACCACCTATAATTACACTAGCTTTTGGATTATCTATATTATACTTTCCTAATATCATTTGTCCTGTACCACCACTCATTGATTTAAGATGGCTACCGATTAGAATATTACCTGCTTTATTTGGTGTGAAGTTATGATTACCATTCAATACAAGAGAAGTGTTAGCACCTATATCAGATAGATTTATATTACCACCCAAACTTCCATGTGTATGCACGATATTATCTTTATCTTTATCTAATTCTGTGTGTACATTTACTCCAATTCCAACTGTACCTACTCCCCATACTCCAACTGTACCTACTCCACCATCGTCTTGATTTCCATCATTCACTCCTGTGCTTGGACTACCCTCGTCTACTATTGTGTAAGGTGGTATTTTAAGATTAGTACTATTTGCACCTATTTGTAGAAGCCTTACTTTTGTAACACTATCTTCATGTGGCTTGTAATCTATTATCTTTTCAATAATCCAATAGCTACCATTTGCATGTCCATCTTCAACTAAAAATATAGGTACTCTTAAATCTAGTTGTGCAATATCGCTTGGTGTTAGATATAGATAACATTCTTTTATTCTAGGATTAGAAGTGATTGAATCAATGTAAGGTTTCCAAAACCTAGTATATAATCCGTCCTGTATATTGTCGGCATAATCTAATGTTTCTCCAAAACTATCGTCTACATCATGGAATGTCTGTGCACATGGATATTCATTAGTATGTCCTGCCGTGCCATCATGAGAACTATCATTCCATTTATATCCTGCATACATAGTACCGTTAAATGTCTTAACTCCCTCGTAAGAAAGTATTCTCAACTTCCAACCACCCATACTCCTTTCGGGTTTTGTTTGCCAAGATACATTACTAACATGGTCTTTAACAATTAAGGGTACCCATGGTGCGTCACCATTATTTCCGTCAATGTATTCTCTATCTCTAATGCTTGTTGTTGGTGCATAAAAGCTAGTGCCATGTTCTTCTATTTCGGGAAGATATTCATCTTGTAATGATATTAGAGTAGAATGGTAAGGATAACCTAAATTGCTTTCTAGGTATTCCACCTCTCCGTCCTTACTATCTTCTTTGTATCTAAATCTTAAATCTTTGCCTAATTTATCAGTTAGAAATAAAGTTTCTTGTGGCTTGGACATATCTAATTTATGTGTCCAATCTAATGCGTATGCACTCTCTTTGTAGAAGTCTTTGTAAGGCTCAACATATACTTTCTTTAATGCTTCATCAGTATACCAATACAGATTAAATAATCCTGTTAATCCCGATATGAAATCAAGTTTTGTTTCGTCACATGGTAAATAATCACTTGAATGAATGAAATCACCATAAGCTAAATCTCCAAATCTTTCAATCAACACTCTAGTATCTCTTACATTCCCGTCACCCGGAAAGTTTAAAGGAGTAACTTGACTACCATCTTTCTGCATATCATACATGTGGAAGTTTTTAGTAAGCAGGTATCCATCAGAAGGCTGTATGTGATAGCCATTTTGTAACTCCTGCATATAGCACTCAATGATTACAGTTTCTCCTTGATTTATTGTAACATATCCACTATCTAAATTAACTTCTCTATATGTACTTCCACTATAACTAGAGTAACTATTTATGTCGTCATCTAGCACTGTTTGGCTACCACCCGAGTATCCATTTACATTTGTCAAATTATTAACACTAGCACCCGACCCTATCATTTGCTCACAAGCATTGAAAGTTGTGCTCGAACTACATACTGTAATCTTACAATGTAATTTAGAATAGTTTCCTTGAATTAATGATAGCCACGATCTAACACGATATTGTGCAGTCTGTGGACATTCCCAATGCCATTGTGCATTTCCTTGCTCACTTTCTTTGTACCTAAAACCTCTTGCCAAAGCAAAAGGACTATTTGCACCATTATTTGCAGGTATCCCGTAAGGATATTGGTAATGACTTGCGTCATCTCCTGCATTTGAAGGGTCTGTAATCTCAACATCAAATGGTGCATGTCTAGATATACCTCTTTTATAATTATTACTTCCTGTTGCCTTTATTGATAATTTAAAACAATGATTACAATGTCTTTCTTGTTCGTATGATGAATTCCAAACAGGTGACGGTGAATGTCCTGTTCCATCATCAAATCTAAATCTTGCGTCATATTTATATTCGGCTGCCAAGTCGTCGGGAAAGACAAAGTTCTTCGGGTCTAATGGCATTACTAATTTCATAAAGAAATCAGAATTAAAGAAATCACTTTCTAACTCATATCCTGCTTGAGCAAAATAATAGTACACCAAATACCTTACAGAGTAAGATGGTGTCTGCTCCATTATATGTGCTTTAAAGCTATTTAAAGTTGCGTAAGGGTATTCATGCTCACCCCAAGTTATTAATGGTATTACAATACTTCTATGTGCAGGTATGGGACTAGGAACATTATCATTAAACCATTGCCAAGCTCCGTGCGACCAAACAAATGAATGAAAGTCATCTCGATTAGCGTCACACATAGGTGCTTCCTTAAATTGCTTTACCCATGAATTGTTATCACCTAATATAGTAATCTTGTAGCTATGAGGTTTGTTGTCTTTTATTATTGCTTTTACAGTTAGTGTGCCTTGAAAAACTTTCTGTCCATTTACCAAGCATGTGCATTCTATTCTGCCATCAATTAAATCAGTAATATCTTCAAGTTGGTCGCTATGAGAATGATTTAATAATATATTGTTATTGTTTGTTGCAGGAATATCGAATGTCTTTGAAAAGCTTCCCCTAGATTTACTGATATTATCAATACTCTTAATAGAGAAATTTAATGCTAATGGTAGTTTATCACTATCGTATAAATCTAAGTCACCATTCTTAATTGCTCTTGCTCCACTAACTTGATAGCTAATACTTAACTTAACCTCTCTTGCCATTATTGTCTTTGTGTTACTAAATCGTTTGACCTAACAAATTCTAATTTAATTTGTCCTACATCTCTCTTTTTAGGATTAGTAATGACTTCACCTGTTGTAACTATTATGGCTTGTCTGCTTTGCCAATTTCTTGCATTGTCTACTCTAGCTTCACCCGAATAAAATATACCTGTAAATTTATCACTTTGCACCCATACTCTAGGTGAAGTGTATATTTCTGATAGCCATGTTAATATTTCTTTTGGTAGGTGTCTACTATAAACAGTAAACTTCATATTACCCTCTATGTTGATCTTACCTCTACCTAAACTCATTTGGGAAAAAGTATTATTCTCTTTTGTAAAAGCATAATGATTTGTGTCCTCATGCTCCATTCTCCTAAAACCTAGTGCTCTTTGGAATGTACTGTAAGATGTATTTAACTTTTCTTCAAAATCTCCAAGAAACTTAAAGCTATCGACACCACCCTTTCTATTTTTCCAATATACCGTTATCCCTCTATTATTGCATTCACAATTCTTATAATTAAATCTTCTAGATATTGAAGGTGTAAGGTTTATTTCATTACCATTTCCTGCAACTCTAAAAATACTCAATTCCATTGAAGCTACTTGATTGTTAGTTAATGATAATCCATAAGTAGCAGGATTACTACCATTATCGTCTACCATTGCATATAGCTCTGGAATTCCAATAGGTACAGAATATAAATCTCTTGGATTAATCATGTAATCCATTTCAAAAAGTTGAGTACTCCCATTAAGTAGAAAGAATTTAAATTTAAATCTATGTGTTCCTGTAGAATAAAAGCCATAATCCAAATATGCGTGCTCATCTTCACATTTAAATGTTTCAAAAGGAATATTAGAAGATGGGTGAAGTTTTATGTCTGCTTGATTATTACCTCCATAAGTCCAATTGTTTTCTAGCCATTGGTGTTGTGCTTTAAAGAATGTCTGCTCATGTTGTGTCGCCGCGTCAATTCCGTAAAACCTGTAACCCTGTTGCCATTCCTCATGATTTTCTGAATAATTTAGAGTACCATCATTATTAAATTGTGCACCCGTAAATATAAATCTATAACTTCTTATATTGTTCGGCTTGTGCATTACCCCCTTATTTACAGGTGTTAATGTTGTAACTACATAATCATTACATATTTGTGACGGGTCTATTAAGAAACGGTTATTACCCAACTCGATATCCTGCACTAAAACTTTTGTTATGTCATAGTAAATTCCACTATCGTTTTCGCTTTCTACCTGTATTTTATAAAGCATTTTAATTGTATTCAGTTGTTGTGGATTAAACTGAAACACGAAAGGTCTGCTCGTATCATATAGTACGGAATAATTTGCATATTGATTTATTATATGTTTTCCCATTATAATTTTTTTAATATAGTCTCAACATTCCTGCCTATGACTTTGTCAATTGTTTGCTCTATTGTTCTTTTCTCTTTACGCAATGCCTTGTCTACAAAATTCATTTTATGTCTTGCTCGTCTACCATTCTGTGTTGGCATTCCTTTTTTACTATGAGTATAAGCTATTGCATAAGCAATTCCTCGTATAATCTCATTACTGCTTCCTATCCCTTTACTCTTTAGCCATTTTATTAAGGCATTAATTCTTGGTGGTGCAAATGGCTTTTTAATTTGTGAAGCCTTAACTCCTTTATCTACAAATCTCCAATAGTAATTTCCCATTATGCTAACACCAACACCCGTTACTTTAGAGTGAAGCGAATTGATTAAGCCACCCGACTTTTTACTTCTTCCTTGTCGAACTAACTCTAATCCAAATGCTTTGGCATAAGCATTCCCTATTGTAATTTTGTCTTTATCCGATAGCATTAATAGTAGCTTTGATTAGCTAAACAATCAGTTAGCTTGTTAATAGTTATAGTTGCCGTAATACTTACCAAGTCATCATTGAATTCATGGCTTAATCTTGAAATGTTCCAACCATCTTGCAATACATATTTGTTCTCATTATTTCTTACTAGGACATTTACTGTACCTCTAAACTGATGAAGCAAAGCATCAAATGTATTCTCTAAACTTGTTGTTGCATTTTGTGGCTTTATTATTTGTCCTGTATCTTCGTTTACTTCTTTAATCAAAGGTTGATAGCAATGGAATTCTAATGTCATTGTTTCGTATCCACTATGCACATCTGCAAAATTACTTGTTGGTGGTAATAACAATATGAGTGGATAATCTGTGCTATTGCTATTTACCTCGCCAAGATATCCAAACTTATATGTATCAAAAAAACCTAATCTTGCATTATTAACATCAGTGCTTAAATTTTGTAAATCTCTTATCATATTTTAACTTTTTTGTCTTGCTTGTTTATGTGCAATCTTTTGATACTCTGTTTCATATTCTGCTTGGCTAGACTTCCAAGATAGGTATGTGAATATCTGATACACATTTGTTTCTTCTACACTTTCTACTGCACTCATGCTTCCTGTGGTAAATATGCCGTCTTTAGCGACATCATATATTTGATTAAGCCACCCGTATCCGTCGATAAGATAGGACACTTTTGAATGAATGTTTGAGGATTTTCCGTATAAGCTTGGATATTGTCTTGCAAATTTCTCGTCCATTTGAGCAAAAAAAAAGCGAACTGTAAAGCTTTATCAGTTGTTACTCCCTTAAACTCATTCTCCCTTTCGGTTACATCATACTCCCCTTTAGCTTCCCCTTTCTTCTTACATAGGATTGCCATTTGTCTAGGTAAATAATCAAATCTATTAGCCACATCTTTACCTAATATCTGTTCGCATTGTTTCATTTCTGCATACTCCCCAAATGATAAATCATTTAAAGCTAGAGTAGGATAATAATAGTCTACTCCATTATGCTCAAAAGAAATTCCTTGCATATCTTTTTCATGCTTCTCGCTTAACATTGTATCATTAAATATATCTGTTATCTTCATAGCTACATCAAAGTCCATTGCTTTGGCTTCCTCAATAGTTATTTCTAATAGTGTAGATACTAACTCAAATGTTAAATCAAATTCTTGCTGAATAGATTTAGTCATTTCCTCGTCTGTTATGTCACGATCTAATTCTTCTTCCTTGTCTGAAGTATCGTATTTCCTCAACACTTTCCAAATCTCACTAAACTTTTTTAATGATAATTCAGAGTGCTTTGTTGGTACTCGCTTTTCTTTTCCGTTTATTTCAATGATTAACATAGTGCAAAAATAGTTTTAAGTTTATATAAAATATCGTAGTTTTTACTGCTACCCAAAGTAAACAACTTTACTCTTGGCTAATTCGAAATACATTCTCATCATTAATGCGTCTGCTATGTCGGGACTTCTTCCGATTAAGTCTTTAATCTTTGACTTCTCCATGACATTAAGCTTCTGCTCACTATCTAGTTTTCTGACTTGGACTATTTCTAATTCCTGTGCTAATGCGTCTCTATCTTCCATGACTGCATTAACATATATTTCTCCATTGTTTACTTTGTCTGCAAACATATAGTAACATTGTGCTTTAAGGTTTGCGTAATTCTCTTTGCCAATAGGTCTACTATTATTCACAAAACCTTTACACCTCAACACATCAACAAGTCCACCGCCTACTCCATCTTCATCAACTATTATATTGCTTCTGCCTACTTTGTTCTTGTTGGCTATCTCTAAAACATAAGTTGCTAATTCAGTAATGCTAGTTTTTGTGTATTGTAGAATACTCTCACATCTAAAACCATTCCATAAGCAGACAACACTTCTATCATTTCCATATCTTGCCACATCAACACTAATGTGTAAATCTCCTTTTGGTACGAAACTGTTACTAAATATATCATTTATTTTATCATATTCGAATAGCTTACCTAATGTGTCATCATATTCCCACATACCCTCAAGTAATCTTTGTCTACTCACATTGTCTAACCTTTGCAGTTGTCCTATATAATGCTTACTAATATGAGGATTATCTGTTACTAAAGACTGTAAGAAGTACCTATGATTTAAGATGTTACCATCTTTCCAAGGTTTGTAGAACTCATTATATAACCAATTCTTTGTAGGGTTGCAAGTTAGTAAGACTTTTGGCACAAGATTATGCAGGTCTAACTGAAATCTTATTCTACTACTTAATATCATTATGGCTTTCTGCGTACATTCACTCGCTTCATCTACAAAAGCACCCGTTATCTCCATACTACCAAGCTTGTCAAAGTTAGGGTCTGATGGATAATAGAATAAATCTTTTAATACTATTTGGCTACCTGTAGAATGAAATGTCATGAAGCCCGAAGTCCTATTAAAGTAATAATCATTAGATGTAATCCCCTGCATCTTCATGATTTCAAACAGGGTGTTAAGAGTAGTTGATTTAAGAGTATGCAGTTTTGATCTTCCGATAAGCCAACGAGTACCGGGATATTTAAAACAATTCTTCAATATCCAATAACAACCTAATGCTGATTTACCACCACCTGCACCACCACCAAACAATAAGGTATTATGCTTACTATTTTCTAGTATATCTAATGCCTTTGTCTGCTTTATTGTTAATCTCATTTTTTCATTGAGTTGAATTTATCTTTGCCTTGAAAGTCGTATGCGTAATGGCACTCCATACAAAGCAGTTGGATATTGTCTTTATTATATTTCAATTCAGGATAAGCACCCTTACCTTTTATGTGGCTAAAGTAATGTGCTCTTGGCTCGTAACCTAAATGCTTACCGCAATTAGTACACTCATGTTCTCTCTCGTCCCATATTTCAAGAAACATTTTCTTCTCACTCCCTTTCTTCTTCTTCTTGCTCATTAGAATAGGTTTTAATTTCTTCCCATTGAATAGGTCTACCATCTTCTCCTGTCAATTCAATCCTTTCTCCGTAACCTCTCTCTCTATTATAGGTTTTACTCGCATGGATTACTGCACTAGGTATCTCTTTATCTACTAATTTCAATAGTTTGCTTTCTATGAAATCACCCTTCAATTTCTTTGTGTCTAATTTAGAACATGCTTCTCTATACTCCTCGTCATCTTCACACCATCTGTAATGGGTTTGTCTGCTAATCCCGACTACCTTACAAGCAGTTGTAACAATACCCATTGCTTGTTCTAATGCGTCAAGCATTGCTTCCTTTTGTATTTTGCTCTTATCTGTCACTTTCTGTAACTTTACAGGGTTTCACTCGGTTTCCATGCTTTTCCAAAATCTGCGTCTTTGAATACATCTGATTTAGGTATTCCTGCTCTAAATAGTAGCCTCGTTACTTCCTCTTTCTCCATTTGTAATCGCTTCATTATTTCGCTACCATCTAATCCTGCTTCTACCATATCGGTTACAAGATTACTCATCTCTAATATGCCATGCGTTCCTCTTGCTCTGTTATGTCTAATAGTTGCCATCTTCTGACTTTCCTCATCTTTAGGATTAATCATTACTGTTGGCACATGTCCATCTGTTAGATTAAATATCTCTTTATGTCCCGAAACAGTCCACCTATGAAATCCATCTACTATTGTCATATCGGGGTTTATTACTATCGGTTGTGTCCACCCATCTTCTTGTATGGATATCTTCAATAGCTTTAATTCTTTAGGTGCTACTTTATTTGGGTTGTAGTTGTTACTACTTAATTCTTCCCTGTTTCTCCAAACTATCTCGTTTAAAGGCTGATTTTCATATTTACTCATGATTGTATTGTTTTATTTTTATCGTTTACCAAATCGCTTCCTAGCTTCTTCTAGTGTCATGTCTAACTTCTTTAATTCCTTATTACTTTGTGCCGTTAGATAATCTGCTTGCCTACCCTTAAAATCACCACGCATTGCACATCTACAACAAAATCTCCAAGACATTCCCGTTAATGGGTGTGGCTCATTGTCTTGTATCATGTCATTTGTTTTATTATAATGTTGCTTAATGTATTTGTTGATATTATTCTTTACTTGATTTCTATGTTTTAATCCATAACTATCTAATAATACATGTAGATATTCTTTATATGACAAGTGTTCGGGTTTAGTTTTAGCATTAGAATATAATTCACTATTACCATATCTCCATGCAGTAGCAACTCCTGGTACTCTATTTAACATTTTATGCCACATATTCGGGAAGCATTCACTAAACAACCACAATCCACGAACAGGCTCTTCACCAAACGGTGGACATACTCTTTGCGTTAGCCATCTACCATGTAATTTTGTCTGATTGTATCTATCGTAAGTTTCGTTATAGTCCCAACCAAATTTACTTACTGCAATCCATACATCTTTAGATGTCCAATCGTAAATAGGGTGGCACATGAAAGTTGCGTATCCTCTACTCGCTTGTGCTATATAGCTATCATGCTTTTTACTTGCTATTACTTTATGTCGTCTTAAACTTTCTTCTGTTCTAATTCCTGTAAGCATTGCAACTCTACCATTTGTCCTGCTATATATTAAATCACTAAAGTCGGGTATTGTCATTCCCTTTTTAAATTTCGGGTGTTCCTTTATTGCTTTTTTCGGCATATCTCTTACCCAAATATCTTCCTTTCCCTTTTCCCAATTATACCACCACGGCTCTTCATTTGAGCAAGCATTTCTATGCTTAAATTCTAGACAATACCATTTTAAATCTACATCTTCTCTTTCACTTACTCTATGTACATACTCAATAGTTGTTGGGTGAATTGCTTCCTCATCAAAGAAAACTACTTCCAATGGCTCTTTGATACCTCGTTCCTCTCTTACTTTTAATACTGTCTGCAAAACTGCCGTACTATCTTTGCCACCCGAAAAGGATACTACTATTTTATCGAAGTTGTCATATATATAATTAACTCGCTTCTTGCTTTCTTCCCAAACATTTGTGTCTATGAATTGCTTCTTTCTAACTCTTGCCATTATCTGAATTTATTAGTGAAGTCCTGCTTTGGCGAAGTATTCTCTACTATTTGCCAACATCTATTTAAGTTATTATTATGGTATTTAGGATTAATAGAATAAAAAGGACTATTACCCTCTGTCTTTCCATGCTCTGTTGAATATATCCAAGGTGGTGGAATGTTAAACATTTTAAAGTATTGCCAAACTTCTTCTTCTTTCCAATCTCTTATCGGGTGGCATTGCATACCATTTTCTTTCGTACTATACAATTCATTTTTCACAGTATTTTCCTCTGTTCTCCTACCTGTATAAGTCACTCCTGCGTTAATTGATTTGCCAAACTTTTTAATACTTGCTTGTTGTCTGACTGAAAAGCTTCTAGATCGTACTGCCTTATCGCTTGAAAATATCATTTGCTTATTTCTATTAAGCCATTCATCTGATAAAGAACATACATAAGTAACATTTAGCCTTAACATTTTTGCTATTGCCTTAATATCTTCTAGTTGTTCGGGATAATAAAAACTCGTTTCGCAAATCATTGGAATGTCGGGTATAATATGATTTACTAAATGTGCACATACAATGCCATCTTTTCCACCGCTAAATGCTACTGCACCTTTCCCATATTGAGAATTAGCAAAATTGATTAGCTTTCTTGCTTTGTTTATTTTCTCGTGCATATTACTTTGTTCTGATATCCTCAACACTTCCTGCTGACACTAGCTTACCATCTTGTCTTACTATTGTTCTATTAATCATTGGGTGTACCTCATCAGTACTTCCAAAATCACTATCGGGGTGAAAAGCTATTACATCCATTCCTGTTTCTACAGGTGTATTAAATGCGTGCATACCACAAGCATGAGTTTCTCCGTCTAATCCCTTTGCAAAAGCATTACCTTTGGCTACCATTTCTTCTGTCCACTCTTTAATAACAAATATCATTCCTTTTACTAATGGTAAGTTTCCGAATGGTGTTACACATACTCCATGACCATCAGCTACTATTCCTATTCTATGACTTGGGTGCGTATGTTGTGTCTGTACAATATCTTTCGGAAAGTGTAAATGATTAAAGCACGGGTCTCCCTTTTTTACAGGTGAAATAAGTAAGCTATCAGTACACCCATCTATATATTTTAATCTTCCTACTTCTTCAATAGGTCCACCAAATGATGGCATTGCTCTATAATTATTTTCGGGATATATTCCTTTTGTATGTAACACTTCAATAACTATCAGTTTTGAACTTTCGTAACTATTGATTTCGAATTCTCCTGTTACACTAAAATATTGTCCGTCTATTAAATTTTGTGTTGGATAATGGCTTTGAGTTATTTTTAAGTTTCCACCGTAAACATATCCATAATAACTACAGTCTGCTTTGCTCTTAAAGTCATTACCATTTCCGTTTATTATATTGTAGTATCTAATCGGATATTTACTATGCTTGCTATCGTCAAAGATTAATCCTGCTACATTATTATCAAAGCTTATGAAAGCATTGTTTTCTTCATACTTAATATTACTTGGTATCATTTTCTAGGTATTTGTTAGTTAATATCATAATTGCGTCTTCAAGTTTTTCTAGACTATTGTCTAATTGTATACTTTTAATTGTAGTCATAAACTTTAATTTGTTTTCATATAGCATGACTAATTCTAGTTTTGAATAATCGTCATCATCTCCAGACACTTTGGTGTCGTCATCTTTAATGTCTACATCGTCCATTCCAAGATAATCATCTTGGTTTTTCCATAAATCAACTCCCCAATCTCCAAGTTGTACACTATTCCATTCATTACTCAACATGTCCCACTCCCATTGTCCGAAGCTTACATTGTCTTTAATAATAAACTCTTTCTTTTGATCGTCTGATAAATCGGATATTTTAATAGCAGGTATCTCTTTAAGTCCTGCTTCTCGACATGCTCTGTATCTCATGTTTCCACCTAAAATAGTCATGTTCTCATCAACTACAATAGGTCGAAGATTTAACATTTCGGGAAACTCTTTAATTGATTGGACTAATTTCTTGAATTTATCCTCTTGAATGTTTCTTGGGTTTTCGGCATTAAGTTTGAAGTCATCTACTTTTACCGATTTAATGTTTGGTAATTTGGGTTTGCTCATTGTGTCTAAAATTTTTTACAATGTTACAAATTATATTTCAATAAAAGCCAAAAAAAAAGAGGTAACTTTCGTTTCCTCTAAAAAACTTCGCTAACACACACGAAAACGCAGTTTGTTTTATTTAGACCTTATGGCGTCATACCTTCGTTTGATAATCATGCAGGTTATCTGCTTTAACTATCGTGCATTCATGATTGCATTGCAAATGTACTACATTTTACTTGACTTGATGGTATATTTTCCAATTTCTTTCATTCTCATAATATCATGTCGAACATCAGTTACCATTGATTGACATACTATGTAGCTATGCTCCATTCCTTTGGCTTTCTCTAATTGTAAATCTGTACCTGTATAAGCAGTATATTTTCTTTTGATCTTATCCTGCTCTTTCTTTAAATCAGTTTCTAGTTTAAGAAGCCTTGCTATTATTCTATCTTTCATTTTTAATAAATTTAGATTTAGTTTGCTCTGATAAATTCGTTAGCAGAACATTTAATTGAGCTAATTGTGTTACCTTAATCGGCTCAACATAAACAACCTTTACATTAAAGAAGCTTTTATCCTGCATGTTCTGACTTACTTCTGTCCAATCTTTTAATTTCTCGTTAAGTTTACATGTATCCAAGTATAGCTTTTTGTGTATAATATATTTCATAAGTTTCGTCTATCGGTTTTTAAATTAATATTAGTTGGGTTTTCTTTTAATCTTTCTATCTCAAATTCTAAATGATTTATAGCTTTCTCCAAACACTCTATTGGACTATCGTGCTTTCTCGAATTTCTTAATAAGTATGCTACTGCATTCCCGACATTATATGTTAAATCAAAATCGCTTATAACATATCGTGCTTGAATTTGTCCTGTCCTATGATACTTACCTAAATAATATTGGGGTATCTTTCCATCTAACCATTTGTCTTTCTTGTCTGCCATGTTTTTATTTTTGGCTAATATATAAATTATATTCACTTGCCGAAGTACACATATAGTGAACATCTGAAAGCTTATGTCCCTGCTCTGATATATACAATTCTATATCCAATTCTTTGTCATCAGTAATTTTGTAATGGTAGACATATCCGTCATTGTAATCGAGTACTATTATATTCATGATACTTGTTTTAGAGTAATGTAATTTTTCTTTGCAAACCATTCTTTCACTTTTACAGTCCACAATTTTAATGGTCTATCATTATGAAATAATTCTGTTGGCTCTACACTTATTATTTCTAATGCTGATTTCGGAAGCCATTGATTTCTGACATACATTCCTCTTATACATATTGCTTTGTCGCTATCAGTTTCAATGTATACATCATCAAAACTACATTTAAAGTTTACTATTTTAATTTTGTCCCTGTACTCCATTTGTCTATTTTTTCTATTAGTTTATATAATTCCATTTTACTATATGGCTTAAATTCCTGCTCACCATTACCCTGTGCACATTTGTTTATTAGTACTCTTACTGATAATTGTAATATGCTTAATTGAGTAGGTGTTAAATCTATCCAATACTTCTTAACTTTCTTTGACATAGTCTGCTAGTTTTTTAGTTTCTCTGATTAATCTTCTTTCCCAATATAGTTGTGCCATATATAGCACCTCTATTTTTCTCTTTCTTTTAGTGGCACTATATAGCCACTTGTACATGTCTTTATTCATAGTAGCCAATGTTGTTTCGGTATATTGTTTTGATCTTCGAACATTATCATTGACTTGTTCTATTACCTCTAATTGTTTTTCAATGTCTTTAGTGTTAATGTTTCTTGACATTGTATTAAAAGTTATGTCTGATGGATTGCCGTTAAATGTATTCATGATATTATTTGTTTAGGTGAATTGTTTGTTTTAGTCCTGCTAGTGTTCTATTTCTAAATTGCTTTGTGTCTGCTAAATCTAATGTCATTTTGCATGAGTGAATAGTTTCTTCAATGTCATTATTAATGATTGGTGCAGAAGCAAACACTCCGTATCTTACACAAAAATATAGTAAGTGATTATTCATTACCCATGCAGTAGTCTTTTGCTTGTATTCTGCTATTGCAGGATTGTTAATTTTCTTTGCTTTAGATGGAACACTAGATTTAGCTTCATTTGATATTGTCATATCTTTAGTGTAAATCTTCATTAGTAATCTGTAAATCTCTATCCACATTTTAGAGTGTCCTTGAGCAGATTTGAATAAGTCAAGCTTATCTTGTTTGCTTGTGTACTGCTCAAATGCTGACATCATGCAGTCCCATTTCTCGCTATTCATTGGTGTGTAAATCAATTCATATTGTAAAGCATGAGCAATTTCGTGTAGTATTGTATCCATTGATTGACAAATTCCAATCTCTTTATTTTGGATATTTGCCGACATGCTTACGAAAGGTCTTTTGTTTCTTCTTCCACCTCTACTACAAACATTATCACTTGATGTTTGTATTTGGAATTGAGATAGTAATAAGTGTGCTAAATCTTTTGAGTAGATTTCATTTAGTACTAATTCAGTAGCTGATTTTGTAGCTTCATTGATATTCTTTTTAGCTACTAATTGATTGCTTAACTCTACCATTCTTGAGTAAGTATCTTCGCATTTAGAAAACTTGTTGATTACTGATGGGTATTCCCATACATTTAGTTTCTTGTCTGCTTGTGTGTGTATTATGTTTCTCATCTTGTGTGTGTGTTATGATGGATTATTCCCTCATTTCTTATACAAATATAAGAAATATACTTTGTTCCACCATGCTTTTATGTACTTTTTTTACAAAATATGCAAATTTCTTTTACAAACTTACTCATTCTGCAACAACTCTTACACCACTTAAATTTCACTATTTTGTATTTTTGAAGCCAACTCAAAGCTTTCCTCGTCAAAGTTAGAATTGTCCATTTTTAAGTGCATTTGCAGAATTAGTTGAAATAGTACTACTGCGTCTATTGGCTCATCTATCCTGTCATTTAATCGTCTTTTAAGATTAGCTAATTCCTGTGCTAAACTTTTGTAAGTGCTAATTGTCATCATTTTCCTTTCTTCATTTTAATTACTTGTCTTGCTACCATTCTATGCTTATGCCAACATGATGGTATTGTACATTCTGTCATTTCCTTATAACATTCTGCTAGATCTTCTAATGTCATCTTACCCATTGTTTTAATTATGTAGGTATAAGTGTCCTGCTCTTTGAAATAGGGTGTTAGCTTATTCATTTCTATTTATTTAATTGTTCTATTTCTCTAGGTCTGAATATCCACAAACACTCGTCCCTGCGTTTAATATGTTTTTTGTCATTTATGTAGTAATTCCAATATGCCTGTACACTACAATGTTCCTTAAATTCGTTTGGCATACATTGAGGAGGTTGAGTAAATTGCTTGTCGGGTATTCCAATAGGTGCTTTATCCATTTGAGAAGTATACAATTTAATAAATGACATGTGGACTTTACCGTATCTCTGCTCGTACTCAGCAGATATTGAGGTGAAATATTTCCATAGCCACTCGTAGTTTGCCTTACTTTCTCTTACCCACTTGTTGCTAGGGTGATTATAATAAGCTTTCTTGTATGGAATATATGTACTTGTGTCATTGTTTTCTTCTGCATAATGTTGTTGAGCAGTGCACAGAAGTTGAGCAGTTTCCAACACCATCTTTACTACATGTTTTGAGTAAAGGTAAGTTGGTGCTACTTGAGGGTCGGGGTGTAGGTAGAATATATTCATTACGCAATAGGGTTTATGTAGTCCTCAATTTCATAATCCCAATTTTCTAAAACTGAAATAATTCTGTTTCTAGCTATTCTACTTTCTGATGGGTCGCAGTAAGGCATTATTGCGTTTTGTAATTCGAAATATAAATCGCTTTCTCCCTGCTCGTTCTTGACGTTATGCAGGATAGTCCAATTTTGGTACTCGATTTTTTCTAGTAATGATTGTGTGTTTGACATGTGTGTGTTATTAAAGTTAGTATTGTGTTATGTTTATGCTAGACAGTCACCGAATGTGTATTTTACTCCACCTATTCTTTCGGCTTCTTTTTCAAATCTCATTCTTAATTTTATCATCTTAATGCTATCTCTTTTTCTCGCCCAATTTCCACCGTCATTTACCCATTCCCATGCAGTAATTTTAATTTTTTCTAGTTTCTTTGAAGTCTTAACTCCGTATTGGTCGATGTATGATTTGTTATTTGCCATTGTGTGTTTTTTTATTATTCCCTTTCTTTCTTATACAAAGATAGGTAATCTACATTAGACTGCAATGGGTATTGTGCAAATTATTTTCAATTATTGTAATCTTTTTTGTATATCAAATAGAGTAGCCAAATAATCAGAAACAAGTAAAATTCCATCATTGCGACATATACCATTTAATTGTTTCAATCGCTTCATCTAATCCTGTACATATTCTAGCACAATATCCACGATTACCTAAATCCATTTGCCACTTCTTCTGATGTTCATTCGGGTAGTTTCCTTTGACTTTTAATTCTATTGCCAAGCCACACCAATTACCTCTGCATTCATAAATAAATAAATCGGGGAAGCCTTTCTTGTATCCTGTTGCTTTCATTTTTCTAGCTTGGGACATACTTGTTCTTATCCCACCTGCACTTGCACAATACAATGCTTTTGGATATTTGATCGTAAGATAAGTGATTAATGCTTTCTGAAGTTCGTACTCGGGTTGATTATTCTTCGCCATCTAATTTATCTTTAATTTTAGTGGCTATTTCCTCATACATTTTCTGCTCTTTCTCTTTTGTAAATGTTCCTCTAGTTGAAGAATTCCAATACAAATGGCCTTTAGTCCTTAACTTTTGTTTCTGATTTTCTTCCTTTCTTCTTTTCTTGTAATCCTCGTAACTTTCGTCTTTCTCTCTTTTCATATTCTCTGATGTTATTTTCTAGCTTTGAAGCAGACTTTGAGGTAAAAAAATCTTCCCAATTAAATAGTAGCCAACCTGCAAATAATAAAGTTAATCCAATTATATTATAATTTTCCATAATAAAATCTTTTTGCAATTATACGAAATTTATTTTAGTTTATTTATTTTGTCTGCAAAAGGTAATGCTTCGGTTGTCCTAGTGCCTGTAAATTTTGTTTGAGAATGTTGAGTTTCTGCATTCATAATAATTAAATCTTCTCTCTTTTTATTATACTGCGTAAACCAATCCATAATTGTACCCCCATCTAATCTTTCGTAAATCTTTCCATACCTGCCAAGTTTTCCGTTCTTCAAACATAATGCTATGTCGTACATATTAAAGTGCTTATACTCGCTTAAAACAAGTCCTGCTACCTCAAACAACATGTCCTCGTCTAGTGCATTCTTAACATTGTAGAATTTCTGTGCGTCTAGGATTAAAAGAGCAATCTCGCTAGTTGTTAATTCTTCATTCTGCATTGCACATCTTAATAAACTTGGAGTAGTACCTATATTGGATACTTGTTTTGTTAAGTCAAGTTTTCTGACTACCTGCTTAAATTCCGAAATGTTGTTGGCTATTAATCCTACTTCGTATTCTAGCTTCAATACTGCTACTTGATTTTTCACTTTCATTCTTTAATTGTTTTATGATGTTTACTAAATTAGAATTTATTTGTTTGAGTTTAATCTGCTTCTGATAAAATGGCTCTACCTTATTCCAATTTTTGAAAATAAAGGCTAGTGCTCTACTGATGTTTTGATCTTCGATATTTGCAGTTAGATAAGATATAATTTCTTTCATTGCTTTTCCCTCACTCGCATTCATCTTACATTTCATTCCTGTTTGTTCTTTACAAAAATTATCATAAAGAGCAACGCAATCTTTATATGTATTATTAGATGTATTAGTATTATGTATTATTATGTTTTCAGATTTTGAATGAGTGCCTTTCACTTTTTGAAAAGCAGGTTTTTTATCTTTAGCCACCTCGCTTTCAAAATCTTTATTAGTGCATTTCAAAATTCTTTTTCTTCCATCAAATGAAACTTTCTCTATATATCCTAATTCGATTAGCTTCTTTATTCCTAACGAAATGCTAGTAATAGATACACCTAGAAAACTTGCGAAGTAGCTATTTCCTGCAAAGCAACCTTTCTCATTGTCAAGTGATGTTATTTCTACTAGTAGTATTTTTTCGATTAAGGATAGTTGTGTGTTGAGGTATACTTCTTTTGGTATCCATACACCTTTAAAATCTCTGTTTGTCATGTGTTATTTTTCTAGAATATCGGTATTATTTAACTTGCTTGCAAATTCAATAGGATTATTTAAAAACTGATTTAATGTAAATTCCTTATTGATAATTGCGTGTACTATGTTCGTAGGTAAAACAATCGGCTTCCCTGCTTCTCCAACAGTTCCACCGATTGCTTCTAGTAAATCATTTGTAGCCTTTACTGTAATTTTCATTTAGTCATAATCTTAACTTTGTCGTTTTCCATAACAACATAGTGGCTACCAAAAATTAGTCCCGATAAATCTTGAAAACTTACATTAGTTTCATTACATAAACTTACCATTTGGCTAATCTTCATATCCATAGGTTTGTCTAATAGTAATCTTGTACTTGGTGGTGAAACATCTAGTAAGTCACCTATCTTTGTTCTATTTAAGCCGTTGGCTTTTAAAAATTGCTCTAACATTATTTATTATTTTAATTATTAAAATGGTAAGTCATCACCCTTTTGGGTTTGCTTGTCAAATTCTGCACCCTCAAGCTGACTTATGCGATTATCATATTCGGGTGTATTTTTAATTGTTTCTGCTAACCAACTTGGACAAGTATCAGAAAGCCATTGAGTATCAAAACTATCTTCATAATTAAATTGAAAAGTTGGATTGATTTGATCTTCACAAGTAGTACCTTTAGTCATCTTACTTATTGCAGTAATCTTCGGATATGTTTTCCCTGCTTTTGTTTCTGCATGGATAATAGACAACAAACAAGTTTTGCTTAATAGTTTTGTTATATCAAACATTGCAAGCTCATCATTAGTAAATGCTTTCCCTCTCCAAGTTTCTAAATCTTTTCTTAAATTAGATTGCTCATGCAAACTTAATGAGTACTCCTTATCAATTACCATAGGTTTTTCCTCGTTTCCGAATGTTCTCATTTCATTTGGTAATTCAAATGATACTCTTACTTTGTCTGCTGATTTTACTTCTCCCTGCCATTCAAATTCTTGTGTTCCGACATGTATCATTGCGTAACATCTTGCAATGTGTGTTCCTGCAGGTACGACTTCTTTAGTCATGTTTGTTTTCGTGCTTACGTTAATAGCCATAATTTAGTGTTTTATTAGTTAAAAATTAGTTTCCAAATATACAAAATTTCTTTCAGTCAAAGAAATATATTTGCAATGTTTATTTATTTAATTCATATTTTGCAACGACTGATGTTCCACGAGAAACCATTCGAGTACCCGTTTGGACTTTCATTTCAGTTGTTTTGATCTTCCAACCTAATTCATGTCTTAATCTGTGTATCTTACTCGATAATCTTCTGCAACCATAATATTCTGTTGCTTCTTTTTGAGTTAATCCACCTATGTGTTTTAGGTGAAATTTTACTCCGTCCATTTGTGTTTCAAACTTTCTTTCCATTACTTTACATTTAGTTAATAAATCTACCATATTTCAATCACTTGGTAGTTAGTGATATTTTCTCTCTTTGCATAATCGTGTGCACTTTTAACATTAAAGAAGTGAGCAGGATTATCGCTTACATATTCTCCAACTCTTAAAGGCTCAAATGTTCCGTCTGATAATTTAATTTGTACATCTGACATTAACTTCCATGTAGGTGTGAAGCCTCTATGTTCTTGCCATAACTGACAACCTTTTATTCTGCCATCAAACCATTTGTCTTTGTGTTCGTCAAGTAAGTGTAATTCTTCACTCCACTCGCTTATTTTTATTTGCTTCTTAATCATATCTTCACCATCTAAAGTATATCTGTCAAATATGTAAAGTTCGTCTAGCTGAAGATTATCATCTCCTAAATTGTCAAGCCATTCTTCAAACTTAAAGAATTTATCCTCGTCTGCTAGAAAGCAAATAGTAGGTGTGTATTGTGTTAAGTCATTATCAATGTATCCCGAAATTCTTGGTGGTGGTACATCAGTTGAGTAGCTTCTAGGTGAATAGCCACTTGCGAATGTTGTCTTTGTAGTAAATTGCTTGTTGAATTGTGCAATTATAATTTTGTGTAATTGTGCTTCCATTAGTAAATAAAGTTTTGAAGTTCCTCATATACCCAATCAGTATAATTTTCGTTTATGTAATCTAATTCTTCTGTTGTTAATTCTTTATCATTCAAATTTGCATTGGATAAATATGCGTCTACAAAATCGGGGTAATCTCTGCCGTCTATACCCTCAAAATATAGATTATCTAATTTGTCTAAATCTTCATACTTAAATAGTACACCTGCTTTCTTCTCGATTTCAATCCATTCAGATGATACTCTTTCGCTAATTGCTTTGCTTTCGTCTGCTAACTTTTGTACCTCATTAAGCAGTTCTTCAAATGTTCTTTTCTTTGCCATGATATATTATTTTATGTAATTAAATTGTTCTATAATTTCTTTAGTTTCATTGCACATGATTATCTCTTTTAAGATATGTCCATCAACAGAAAACTTAAAGATTGTTTGATCGTCTACTACTCGTCTAGTAGTTTTGATTTCTGCTAACTCGGTTGAGTTTTTAGCACCTGTGCCTACGCATATATTTTGTATGCTTGTGTCTTTGCTTCCGAAAGACTTACTTGTTTGGTAGTTACATGCAGTAACTTTTGTGTAAATAGGGTAGCTTCTAGCCATGATTGTGTGTGTTATTTAAGGTTATTAATTATTCTGATTTTAGGAAACTATCGCTTAAATCGTATAAGCTTCTGTCATAAGGATTTGCGTATCCTAATAGTTGTTTTATTCCGTACTCTCCGTATGCTTTAAAATGTCTAGCTTCTGAAGTACCTCTTACTGCGTCATCTAATAGATTTGAAGCTTCTTTGATTAATTCGATTGCTTCTTCTATCTTTTGTCTTCTTTCTTGATTGCTCATGTTGTGTGTGTTTTTAGTGTCGGGGATTATTCCCTTTCTTTCTTATACAAAGATAAGTCAATTATATTACTCTACCATGCTTTTGTGCAAATATATTGCATAAATTGTAAAGTTTTTTTACTCGTTTTCCATTTCTGCTAGAGCAATATATTCCTCTTGCAATCTAGCTAATTGAGTAATGATGTTGCCAACATTTCCCTTAATACCAAAGTATTTTTTTACATGGGATATTTTCCACGATCTATTAGGTCGAAGTCCTCTGTCGTACAATTTTACATCTCTGATGGATACAATAAGATTATAGTAACCTCTGTGCATTGGATTACCATTCATACTGAAAATTGTTTCGTTTGTGCAGTCCTTTAGATATGGAGAATTTTGTACTGCTTCCGTATAAGTTAAAATTTCGTTATTCATCTTGTGTGTGTTATTTAAGGTTATTTTAATTTTAAGATTTCTTTATTTACATTATCTAGCTTGACTTGATATTCTTCTTTTAATATCGACAGAGTTAAATGTTCTGTTACATAGTCCAAGCCACATAACATATTCATTCCTGTTACGAGTGCTCTAATTCTTTGGTCGTAATTGTGTGCTTTTATTTCTAGTTCTGATTTCATTATCTTGAGAATTTAGTTTTACGAGTTAGGTTTCCGAATTTGTCTAGAAATATTCTAGTTTCAGATTTAAAGTGTAATGTAGTGTTTCCATCTTCATGCTTAAATCTTCTCATCATTTCTTCAGCAGTCGCTTTGTGTCCTGCATTCCACATGTCTAGTAAATCACCTGCCGTACCAAAAAATGCGTTATCTGATGTTAATTTTGTATCCTCGTCTAGTGAAAATAGAGTTCTTAATTCGTGTGAAGTTATGTGAAATGTTGCTCCATTATCACCGCAAAATCTTGCTCCAAGTTGTTGTCCGTCTAGTGTTTCAAATCGTGTCATTGTATCGTGTGTGTTAGTGAGATTAGGATTATTCCCTTTCTTTCTTATACAAAGATAAGTATATGTAATCAAATGACAATGGGTAATTGCAATAAATTTGCAAATTATGTAAAGTTTTTTTACTTAATGTTGTGCATATATTGAGCAACCATTCCGTCTTTCTTACTCCAAACGAAAGCTTCACATCCCTGTAAACTACCTATATAACCTTTCTGATTATGCCATGCGTCTGTACCGGATAAGCTACGCATATATCTGATTGTTGCACCTTTATGTTCTTGAGTAGACATAAATTTAATTTCTTTCTTGTGGTGAAGATGTCCTAAATGCCATTCTCTAAATTTAGTAGCACTCCACAATTCGGGTTGCTCTTGTGCGAAGATCAAAGGCAAATCTATTACTTTCTCATTATTTCCATGAGTGAGTGCAATACCACATTGTCCATACTTATAATACTTTCTTGGACTAGCAGAATTATTTACTGTAACTCTGTCATTTGTGTTATACCAACATTCGATTGCGTCACCAACATAAAAGCTTCTTTCCCAATCATGATTTCCTTGCACGACTACAACATCAACGGGACAAAACATACTCATGATGTCAATGGCTTCTACTAACATCTTTCTTCCTGCTCGAAAGGTTTTTTGCCAACGCACATCTTCATCTTGTGGTGTTCCTGCCGTTGTTTGATTGTTTAAATTATCGGAATTAAAGAAGTCTGACCCAATAGGGAATAGTATTCTATCAATCTTATATCCACTAGCAACGGATAGTAAAAACTTAATAGCAGTAATAAATCTTTTTCTTGCAATTTTAGTATCATAATTGTCACCTGTTTCTTCACCCCAACAAAGTTTTCCAAAATGTAAATCAAATATGTTTATTTGCAATAGATGATTACCTGTTTTGTCTGTGGCTATATTATTATAATTATATACAGGTGAATGCTTCTTCATCTCCTGCATAATCTCTTGCTTAACAAGTTTAGAACGGAATGCAGTTTTATTCTTTTTTAGCCAAGCTTTGACTTGGAATAGTGGCTCGACAATAATTTGTCCGTCTACTGTACTACCTACGTCCCATTTATTTACAACATATCTTTCAACTTCCCAAA